TGAAATTTAAAATAAACCAACTTGGAAAAGTATGAATACGACTAAACAAGAAATAATTGAATGTAATAACACAAAAATAAATTACTTTAATCTATTAGTAAAAAAAAATAAAATTCCTATTAGTTGTGATATAGTAGTAGATAAAATTAACCCATATTTCAGTAAAAAAATATCTATTTTACAATTTTTAAATAATATTGTATATAGTAAATATATAGAGGACTTACTTAATAATTTTAGAGAGAAAACGGAAACATATTTGAATAATAAAAGTAAAAGAAATTTTGAAAATTTATTAATTACAAACAGAGAAAAAATAAATAAAAAACTTATAAAACAATTAACAGATACTTTAAACTTAACAAAAACTAAAATACCTACTTCAAAAAATTTATATTTTTGGTATACTGTTAATGTAAATTTTGACGGTGAATCGTTCCTTGGTTATTTATTAGGGTGTTTATTTTATAATTTTAGAGGGGATGATTATCAGATAGTTAGGGAATATGATAATAATTTAACTTTAAAAATACTTAAAACTGATATTATAAAAGATTTTACAGATAAATTAACTAATGTTAGTAAAAAATATTTATTAGAATGTTATGAAGAATATTTAGATTGTTATAATATTATGACGGTAAAACAGACATTAGAGATAACTATTAGAATAGATATTAACCTTGGGACTCATATTGAAATTGAAACCGAATTAGAAAAATTATTTTAAAATTTATTTTACTATATTACTTTAAATTTTTTAAAAAAAAAAAAATTTATTTTTAAAATTGAATTTTCTGAAATTTAAAATAAACCAAAATGGGTAATACAAATGAAGTAGTAGCTGAATATGTTAGTCCAGAAAAAGCGTTAGTATTAACAGTAAATTACTATTTAAAAAGAATAATACAATTAAGATATCAATTATCCGACACAAAATACATATTAAAAACTGGATTAGAAAATTTAGAAGATAAAATAACAGAAAAAAAACTTAAATTAAAAAAAACTTATGAGGATATGTTATATTATATAGAACAAAAAAAAGAAGAAATTGAAGACCCTATAAGTAAATTAGTCCCATTACAAAAAGATTATATACAGTTTTTAGAAAAAAATATATATATATATGATACACAGTCAGAGCGTAATCTTCTTGACTATTTAGACGGAGTAGAAATAGAATTACGAGAATCTATGTATCCTCGTAATTAAAAAAAAATAAATTTAATTTAATTATTCTACAAATTGTATATTTTTTAATTCATTCATTATGGGAATAGCGGCCTTTATAATACTTTTATTTTTTTTAAAAAATTCTATATCTTCTTCATTAACATTAATATTATACTTATTTTTCCAAAATCGTTTGAAATGTGATACTCTATCACGCTCTTTTCTGATTTCTGCTAATTCTTCTTTGGTTTCATATTCATATTTTCTTAAAGCAGGCATTATATACTATATATATTTATTAGATTATTTTTAAGTATTTTAAATCTATATATTAGTCATCTATAAATGTTAATTTTAAATCTACGCTGAATAATAGTGGGCGTGTTGTATATGTATTTGCTGGTTCTAAAATTGAAGGGTCGGCAGCAGTATAATTCATTCGTTCTAAAAGTATTTGTGAAGGAAGTTGATTACATATAAAAGTTAATGGGGCTGTTTGTGCTAATGAGGCACTTGTTTTATTCTCTACTTCTACTACTTGACCTAATATAGTCCCATTTCCACCAGTTTCAGTAGAAATGCCTTCTTGTGAAATATTACTTCTTAATACTATTACAGCAATATCAGCATCAACGACTTTACTATTTTTATCATCGTCAGCGGTTATTTGAACTACTCCACTAAGCACCTCAACTAAACAGCGCCCCATATTAATAAGGTTTTGGTCTAAATTAAATGTAAAAGAACTTTTATCTGTTGATAAACTAACTGTTTGACTATCTAAACTATTTAATCTTAAAATTTTTAGATTACTCATATATATTAAAGTAATAAATTAATTTTCTTTTTTATCATTTAAATATTTGGTTAAATCTTCATTATCATTTAATAATTTTAATTCACGGTCAAAAAAATCCATATTTGCTAAATCTTCTTTTTCTTTTAAATATTCATCCTTATCCATTCCTCGTATTGTATCATAATAGAGCTTCTTCATTAAAATAGTGCTCATAGGTTCTGGATACATAGAATAACTGGTGTCTATTATATTTTTACAGTATTTAATTAAATTTTTACGGTCAATTTCATATATATATGAATCATCTACTTTATTTTGTTCAAAATTATAGTCTTTATATTTGTTTAAAAATTCTGCTCTATAATCTATATCTGGGTCTGTTGGGTGATATTCAACATCTAAATTTTCTATTTCATTTATACTTTCCATTATATATATAATATATTTTTTTTTTAAATTATTTACATAGCGGCAACAACAACTCCATTAGGCTGTAATATAAACATTTTATCGTGTTTAGCGAATGTAGTTAAATCTTGGGTGCCTGGGCTTTGAGAAAATGTTATTTCTAATGTAGAAGGAGCAGAAGAGCCAGAAGTATCCATACCAACATTAACAAGGCGTTCATCATTAAATCGTTTTAGTGATAAAGACATCATACCGTGCCCGTCAGTATCCGTTTTTTCACCAGCATCATTTTGAAATTGTGTTAATGATACAGCAGTAGTTTTTGTATGAGATTGACCGTGAGGCGCCCAAGCTTTTAAATTCTCAATATAGGCACGGGAGGCATTAGTATCAGCATATTCAATACTATCACTTGGGAATAGTTCGCCTTTAATACGATATACGAATTCAGTAATATTAGTTAAATTACTATTAGATATACCATTATTATTTGAAACTCCAACATTAGCAGTTTTTCTCATAATACTAATAAGAGCATTTAATGACCTATAAGAGGCATTAACTTGAGCAACTTGTTTTCCACCTGCCGCAGCAATAGAATTAATTATAGTTCCTACTGATTCACCCATAAACATAGTGGGGGATGAGCTTAACTGTTGTGCGTATGAGGACATTATGCCTTCATCAAGAATATTATAACAAGGAGCATAGAATCTTACATTACTAACATCATAATTTAATTCAGTCTGGTTTTCTGAACTAACAAAACAATCAGTATGACTGGCAAGGGTGATTTCTATTGTGAATTGGGGCATGCCTTGTGGTAATGCTTTTCCATAGTAAGCATCAAGAAACGCTCCTTTTAATTTAAGAGCAACAGTTGTAGTGCCACCAGCTTTGGCTAATGCCGTTCCAAGTGCCTTTGATTCTAATGCTGGCGAGTCAGCAGCAGCAGTTGCTTGTAAATAAGTTAAATTAGCAATATCAGATTTCCATAAATCATCACTTACAGCAAATAGATTATAACGGTCTATGGTTTCAACTTTTCCACTGCTTCCAGAAACAGCAATTTCAAGTTTTTCTATTATACAATTAGCATCAAAACAGAATGAAGAAGTTGAAGCATTATTAGAAGTAGCATTATTTTTAATTTGGCAGTATAAATAAGAATTTGCTGTATCTATGAAAGAATCAGCGGCAACTGGAATTAAAATTTTATTATTACTTGCGCTGTTATAAGAGGCACTTGTAGAATCAAAACGATGTAATTTAGTTTTAGAATTAATACTATCGGCACCAGTTATACTATATCGCATAGAAAGTGGGAGGCTATCAGTTAAAGACATTACTTTATAATTAGTGTAAGAAAATAATTTTCAAATTTTAATATTATAACTATATATATATTTATGAAAATTATAGAAAATGTAAAGTTAAATAATTTTGATTTGATTAGGCAAAATGTTGATGATATTAGTAATTTACCTTATATACCCACTCATCCATTAGAGCCTATAAATATGTTCTCGTTTTTTGTTGGAGCAAGTGGTTCAGGCAAAACTTCATTAGTATTACAATTATTATGCTCACATCCCACTAAAAAACATCCAGAAAAAAGTAGAGCTTATTATAAATTTTTTGATAGAATATATTTAATTAGTGCCTCATTACAATCTTTGCCTATGGATAAACTTAATTTAAATGAAGAGCGTGTATTTACTAAATATAGTGATGAAATTATGAAAAATATTATTAAAACTGAACAAGAAGACGAAGAGGCAAATAATGTGCTTATTATATTAGATGATGTAATTAAAAGTTTAAAAAATAATAAAGAAGCAGAATATTTAACAAAATGTATATTAAATCGTAGGCATATTTTAAATAATAAAGATAAGCCTGGCTCTGGTGGTTTAAGTATATGGATTATGAGCCAAAAATTTAATGCTTTACCATTAATATTTAGAATTAATGCGAGTTCGGTGTATTTATTAAGAAGTGTTATAAATAATCAAAAAGAAAAATCTTGTATTAAAGATGAACTAATGGCTGACTTATCAAATGAAGAACAAGAAGATTTATTTAAAATGGCTTTTAAAAAAAAGTATTCTAATTTACTTATTCTAAATAAAAAACCTAAAAAAAAAAGATATTATAGTAATTTTAATTTAATAAAATTTGATGATAGTGAATCGGATTCTGATTAGTATCTTGAAAAGATTTACACCTAAAACTTTTTTTATGTCTCGCAATATTATCACGCCTTATTAACATTCCACAACAATTACAAAGTATTTTAGTTCTCTTATAGTTAATTATAGTATCTCTATTATCCTTATAATATTGTTTTCCAGTCCGTCCAGCAATCTGTGTATTTAAAGTAGGTTTCAATAATTTTATAAATGTTCCTTCTAATATTCTTAAATCTTCTGTAATCATTATATTTTTTAATTGTAGTATGATTTCAAATTTAAAGTTATCCCAACCACCGTTTTCATTTATAAAAGAATAAACTTTATAATGAGATTTACTATTAATATTTGTAATACAATATTTATGTTTTGCTTTTCTAATTTTTAAATTATTAGTGCTACCTATATAGAAATCTGGTATAGTTGTATCTTTACAAACAATTTTATATATACAACTCATATATACATATATATAATATCTTACTTTTAAATAGAGGAGATTTGTAAATTAAATAAATCTATAATTTATCACAACTCCATAAATATTTACGAGCATAAAAGTTTGGAGATTCTAAATTATTTTTAGTTAATTTATTATTTTTATCTTTAATACCAGCAGACCTATTACAATAATTTTTCTGTCGTTGTTTATCATTATGGTCTAAATTTTTATATATTTTTAATG